TGGACGCAGCGCACCTACAGCTATCCGTAGCTAGAATGGCTGAGGCTTCTGACAATGAAACTTCGTTCTCTCTTATACATGATTCTTTCGGCTGCCATGCAGCAGATTTGCAGCAGTTTGCTATGACCATAAAGCACAGCATGGTGGAGATTTATGACAATGAGGACATAGTTCATTCACTGTATCTTGAGATGCAGAGCCAGCTACTACCTGAAGACCGTGAGAATCTTGAAGTCCCTCCACCTAAAGGCGAGTTGGATTATCTTGACACCTTATTAAGTCTGTATTCTTTCGCCTAATAGTCCTTAATTTAAGACTGTCTGTTGTTTGATTGAGCAAGTGTAGCACTATAGCACGACCAACCGATTGCCCACCCAGAGTGGGCTTTCTTTTATCTGGAGAAAATATGGACATGACAATAGAGCAGGCCTTTGCCGCAGCACTTATAGCTAATGGTGAGGCATTGCCTCTGGACTTAATAGTGAAGCTGGATAACCAAGGTGTGATTCTAAAAGAGTTCATTGCTCTCCACTCCTTAAACAAATAAGCGTGAATACGCAACCTAACAACTAGGATTAATATGACCGAAAAATCTAAAAAGCAATTACCCGTTTACTTTACACCGAAGGGCCGCACCCTGTGGCTTAAGTGCTTTAAAGCTGACACAAAGTTCTCAATTGATGGGGAGTTTGGTGGCAAGTTAATCATTGATAACTCAGATGCCACTGACCTGATGGCACAGTTAGACGCAATGTTTGAAGCATCAATCGAAGCGGCTGTCGTAGAGACAGGTAAACCACGGGACAAGATTCGTACCAACGAACCTTATGAAGTTGACCAAGAAACTGGTGATGTAACTTTGAAGTTCAAACTAAAAGCTATCGTCACTACTAAAGATGGCAGTAGGTTTGGACAGAAACCATTAGTAGTAGATGCTTCAGGTAAGACACCTATCACCCAAGAGATTCCACTTTGGAATGACTCATTGGTGCGTGTGGGCTACCAAGTAATCCCTTACTACACCTCTTTAGCTGGTGCTGGACTTTCTTTACGTATGAAGTCCGTGCAAATCATCAACGCTGTTGCTGGAACTAATGAATCAGCATCTGGATTTGATGCAGAAGAAGGTTACCAATTCGATGAGTCTTCTGTACCTGAAACAATAGGTATGCAGAAAGAAGAAGAGGACGACTTTGACGATGTACCGTTCTAAAGACGTGGGTCTGAAGTACGGGTTTAGAAGTGGACTTGAAGTACGTGTTGCTGATGAGCTTAAGGCTCTCGGCATTGCGTACACGTATGAAGAGGACAAGATTTCTTACGTCAAGCCGTCTCGAAACTCTACGTACACACCCGACTTCAGAATAGGAAACATTTATATCGAAACCAAGGGACGCTTCATGGTCGCTGACCGACAGAAGCACATCCTTATTAAAGAACAACACGACTTGGACATTCGATTCGTGTTCTCAAATCCAAAGCAGAAAATATCCAAAGGCTCTCCTACTACATATGCAATGTGGTGTGAGAAGCATGGGTTTCTGTACGCAAAGGAGTCAATACCAAAAGCATGGCTAATCGAAGCTCAACAGAGCTAATAGTAATCCATTGCACTGCCACCCGACCTTCAATGAATATCGGTAGGACGGAGGTCGATGCATGGCATAGGCATAGAGGCTTTTTTGGGGTGGGTTACCATTACATTATCCGAAGGGATGGTGAACTGGAAACTGGTAGGCCTGAAGAAGTTGCTGGCGCACATGCCCGTGGGTTCAATCACAATTCTGTATCCATAGCACTGGTCGGTGGAGTAACAGAAGACGATGTTAAGGTGGCTGAAAACAATTTCACCCCTGAACAATTTACTGCGTTAGCGCAGATAGTAAAAGGTATGCAGCACAAGTATCCAGCCGCCCAGGTTTTAGGTCACCGTGACTTAGAAGGTGTCACAAAAGAATGCCCTGCATTTGATGTGAAAGAGTGGCTAGAAAAGCAAGTGTAGCACTATAGCTCGACCAACCAAAAGGCCACATCCCCGTGGTCTTTTTCATTTTTATGAACGCAATATCTGCGAGGAAATTAATATGTCACAAAGTAAAACAGTCCTTAAGCACCTCACTAGCAACCGTAAGATTACCAGCATCGAAGCCATTGGCTTGTATGGAATCACACGTCTGTCTGCTGTTGTCCACTCTCTTAACAAGCAAGGCTATCAGGTCAACGCCACTATGAAGAATGGTGTTAAGGCTTCATACGCTGAATACTCTTTAGCGAAATAGCCATGAGAGAAATAGACGATAGCCCCATGACGGGGCGCGAACCCTGCCCTGACTGTGGTTCGTCTGATGCTCTAGCCCGATTCGCTTCGGGCAGAGCGCACTGCTTTGGAATGGATTGTGGTCGCAACGAATGGCCCGATGATTCATCTACCTACAAACCACCAGCAAGGACTCGTATGGCTATTGATATGTTAGAAGGTGAGGTGCGTCCCTTACGTAATCGCGGTATTAGTGAAGCGACTGCCAAGCACTTCGGCTACAAAGTCGGCAGCTACCGTGGACAACCAGTTCACATCTGCCCACTGCATGACCTTGATGGTAAGTTGGTAGCTCAACAGTTACGGACTCAAGATAAAGAGTTCCCTATCGTTGGTGACTTCAGTAAGACTCCGATGTTTGGTACTAAAATATATAGCAAAGGTAAGAAGCTAATAATCACAGAAGGTGCGCTCGATGCTATGGCATTAAGCCAAGTACAAGACAACAAATACCCTGTGATTTCTTTGCCCAACGGGGCCGCAGGAGCATCGAAAGCAATCAAAGCTAACCTTCCATACTTCGCTAAGTTTGACGAAGTTATCCTTATGTTTGATGCTGATGAGGCAGGCGAGAAAGCTGCTAAGGCTTGCGCTCCACTGTTCCCTGCTGGTAAGTGTCTAATCGGAAACATCAACGGCTTCAAGGATGCTAACGAAGCCTTACTTAATGGTGGCTCACGTCAGATGTTAGACGCAGTTTGGAATGCCAAGGTGTTTAGACCTGATGGCATTGTGTCTCTGGCTGACATACGTGAAGAGTTAGATGCACCCGTAGAATGGGGGTTACCTTGGTATCTGGATAGCGTTAACAAGGCTACCTATGGACGCAGGAAAGGTGAGCTATACGCTGTCGGTGCTGGCACTGGTGTAGGCAAGACAGACTTTCTTACGCAGCAAATTGTCCACGATATGTTTGAGCTTGAGCAGACTGTAGGCGTGTTCTTCTTAGAGCAGAAGCCTAAAGAAACTGCGGTACTACTAGCAGGCAAACGTGCAGGCAAGATGTTCCATGTGCCTGACGGTGCTTGGACTGCTGAAGAACGTAAGACTGCACTGGATGAAATCACAGCCCATGACCGCATTCGTTTATACGATAGCTTCGGGGTGTGCGAGTGGGACACTGTCAAGGCAAACATTGAGTACATGCATCATGCAGATGGGATAGAAATATTCTACATAGACCACCTCACTGCCCTAGCTACAGGCCAAGGCACTGACGAGCGAGTCGAGCTTGAGCGTGTCACTGCTGCTATTGCTATGTTAGCTAAACGTCTGAACGTCATTATCACAATGGTCAGTCACCTTGCTACCCCAGAGGGTAAGCCTCACGAAGAGGGTGGTCGAGTAACGATACGCCACTTCAAGGGCAGTCGTGCCATTGGTTTCTGGTGTCACTTTATGTTTGGACTAGAGCGTAATCAGCAAGCTGAAGACCTAGTCGAAAGACAGACCACCACCTTCCGTATCCTTAAAGACCGATACACAGGTCAGTCTACTGGCATGACTATTCCACTTAACTACAACCATGAAACTGGAAAGCTATACCAAGCCAATCCTTTTGCTGTCACTCCTGCTTTAGCTGTAGGTTTTGACACACCCTTCTAATGGAGAACACCATGCGCTTAGTCGTAGACATTGAAACGAATGGCTTCCTAGATAAGTTAGATACTATCCACTGCATAGTTGCTTGTGACATAGATACTAAAACTATCTACAGGTTTGACCCTGCTCAGATTGATGAGGGCGTTGCTCTGCTGCAACAAGCAGATGAGTTAATAGCTCACAACGGAATCACCTTTGATGTCCCTGCTATACAGAAACTCTACCCTGAGTTTGCACCTAAGAAAGTGACGGACACCTTAGTCTGCTCACGTCTTATATGGTCTAACCTGTTAGCTTTGGATTGGGCATTCGTTCCTATGTCTCTGCCTACTAAACGCTATGGCTCACATGCATTAGAAGCTTGGGGTCACAGGCTCGGTGAAGCTAAAGGAGACTACGGGAAGCAAGAGGCAGCGTGGGATGTTTACTCAGAAGCCATGATGGAATACTGCGTACAAGATGTGCGCGTCACTGTGCTGTTGCATAAGAAAATTACAGATGCACGTTACAGTCCCAAGGCTCTGGCAATTGAGCATTCAGTTGCTCAACTCATGTGGAAGCAGGAGCAGAATGGATTTGTGTTTGATGAAAAGAAAGCACAGGCATTGTACGTAGACCTTGCTACTCAGCGTAGTGAAATCTTTCAGGAGCTATACACACTCTTCCCTTCTTGGGTTGTTAGAGAGGGTGTCCAAACTCCTAAGAGAACAGTCATTTATAAAGACTCACAAAAAGCTGACCGCCATGCTGGTGCAGAATTTACTAAGATAAAAATAGTAGAGTTCAACCCTGCATCCCGTGACCACATCACCAGCAGACTCATGTCCAAATATGATTGGAAGCCTACTGCGTTTACCGACAATGGTAAGCCTAAGATAGATGAAACTGTACTGGCTAAACTTAAGTACCCAGAAGCACAGCGCATTGCTAGGTACTTCATGTTACAGAAGCGGTTAGGAATGCTGTCTGACGGAAACAATGCGTGGCTTAAGCTTGTCAACAACGGCAAGCTGCATGGTCGTGTCAATTCAAATGGTGCTGTTACTGGGAGAGCAACCCATCAAAATCCTAATTTGGGACAAGTGCCCTCGTTAGGTTCTGCCTATGGTAAAGAGTGCCGTGAGTTATTCACTGTCCCTAAAGGATGGAAGCTGATGGGTGCTGACGCT